ATCGAGGTTGTTATTGGAGAACATAAACCAAACAAGAAACCACATCACAACTTCCCCTGATAGCGAGCAAAATAATACAGCGCAGTAGCAGCACCGCCGGCTGCGGCAATGAAGACAGCAGCACCAATAACGAAGTTGATAGCGTTGTCTATGAACTCCTGTTTTTTGTACGCCTCTTCCTTGCGGATGCGTCGCATCTCTGCCTCAATAGACAAAACCTCTTCCCACGCTGACGGGCCATACGTCCATGATATATGGTCTTTGATCTGCTTTCGCATCTCTTGCATTTTCTTCTTTTGCGCAAATATCTCAATGGCGTTCGCAGAGTTATCGGTCATCATCTTATAGAAGGGCGGGTTCTTGGCTTTGTCTTCAGCATATTGAAAGTCAGAAAACGCTGACCCCCATTTTGCCAATGTGCCAGACATCTCTTGAATATCTTTACCGGCGCTAATACCTTGTTTCAGAATATTAAAAGCAGAGGTCGCCAATCCGACCGCTGTGATTGGATCAATCATTTTTCCATCAGGCGGTCGATCTTTTCTTCCAGCCTATCAAATTTACTCATGATTTGCGTCAGCACTTGGTTGCTGTCAGATTTGGTCACATATTCCTTGGCCATCTCTTCCCTCGTCCTATTCAAAAGCGTCCGCAGACGCGCCAACTCATCCTGCTGACCTTTCGCCCACCACGCAATGAAGCCAAGGGCAGCGGTCAATCCGACACTCCAAAGAGAAGCCATCTCCACTATAAGACAGCTTTGACGTTGATGTTAATAATGTTAATCGGGCGCATGTGTGGTCCTCATGGGTTTAAGGTGTGAACTTTTTTACAGATTAGCACACACAAGGCGCTTGCGCTAGTTGAACACACCTGTTAACACCGTGCTAACGATGGAGAGTGTAATGGATAAATTGAAGCAAATCGGGCCGCGTATTCGTCAGGATGTCTACGACGCGCTGCACGCATACAGCGATGGCAGTCGCATGAGCATGTCGCTCATCGTCGAGCTGGCGTTGAAAGAATATCTCATGACAGAAAGGGAAACGCCAGATGATAATCGGGATTGATTGCGGATACCGCACCGGCGGCGTAGCCCTAGTTGGCAACGACTGGGCGGAAGTGCACGACCTCCCGACGTACAGCGAGGGCGGCGTTGACGTTCTGGCGCTGATGGACATCATTAAGTCCGTCGAGAAAGTGGATCACATATATATTGAGCGTCAGCAGGCAATGCCTCGCCAAGGGGTCGTCTCAACATTCAAACTGGGTTTTGGCTATGGTCAAATCAGCAGCACCTGCGCACTGTCACGTATGCCGTTCTCAGTGGTAAGTCCAGCGAAGTGGAAGCGGGATCTGGCGTTGCCAAAGGATAAAGACGCGGCTCGTCGCCTTGCCCAGCAATGGTTTCCGGCGCTAAGTGAGCAACTCAAACTGAAGAAGCACGAGCACCGCGCCGAGGCGCTGCTCATTGCCAAGTGGGGAAAAGGGGACAGGTAATGCCAGTTAAGCAAGACATATCCAACGAGGAATATCACCTCGACCCAGCGCTCAGCGCTTCCGGCGCAAAGACGATTGCGTTGCAGTCACTGGCGCACTTCAAATACGCTAAGCGCAAGGCGTCTACGGCGTTTGACGTTGGCACAGCGGCGCACACGCTGGTTCTTGAGCCGCATCTCAGTGGCAGCGTTTGGTGCGGGCCGGAGACACGCCGTGGGAGCGCGTGGAAAGACCAGTATGCAGCCGCAGCCGAAGAGGGCGCGATCCTGCTGACTGAGGGAGATTACCAAGTCGCAGTCGATATGGCGAACGCTGTGAGATCGAACGCTGCGGCAATGGAGCTGCTTGGCGGCGACCTTCTGGTTGAGCAGAGCATATTCTCACACGACGCGGCGACCGGCGTTGACATGCGCTGCCGCCCCGACGGATGGCGCAAAGACATTGCCGCCGTGATAGATCTGAAGACGACAATTGATAGCTCGCCAATTGGGTTTTCGAAGCAGGCGGCCAATTTTGGCTATCACTTGCAGGACCAATTTTATCGTCGCTGCATGCTCAACGATGGGCATGAAGTCGACCGGTTTATCTTTATTGCCGTGGGTAAGGACGCACCTTATCCGGTCGGCGTATACGAATTGGACTACCATTCGCTCGAAGAAGGGGCGGCTGGTGTGCAATATGCCTTGGAAAAATATTCCAGTGCATTAAAGACGAACGTCTGGGACTACGGTTATGGCGAGTTGCAAACTCTCCAGATACCGCCCTATTCGTTCAAATTCACTCAGGCAACATAGGTCAGGAGACACACATGCCAATTTCATTCGGATCAAACGACAGCTCAGGCGCAAGCAACTACATTCGCGCCAACCTCCCGCAAAATCGCTGGTGGGCCAAGACAGATGCAGGCGATGAGAACATCGACATGGATCGCGGCTTCGCGATCGACATCAAGAACGTGGTGTTTGGCTGGCTACACATCGACGTGGGTGTTCGCGACTGGCAGCCTTGGCCAAGCACTTCGCAGGGCACTCCACGTCCAAGCGAGAACCACAAGAACGGCTTTGAAGTAGCCTGCTGGCTATCTGATGGCCGTGAGGCGACATTTAGCGGCAACTCATACGGCTTGGGCCAGTTTATTGCGAAGCTGTACAACAAGGCTGAGACGATGCCAGAGTTTGCACAGGGTAAGGTTCCTGTAGTGCAGATCACGTCATCGACACCTGTCGTCATCGGCAAGGGCACCAGCTACGACGTTGGATTTGCGATTTCATCGTGGATCGACGCACCGGCTGCTGGCGCTGAGCCTGCACCGGCACCTGTCGCAGAGGCTGCACCAGTTGCAGCGGCACCGGCGGACAACAACTTCGGCTTCTAAGGCAACTGGGGGGCGCACGCTGCGCCCCTTAAACAAACAAGAAAAAGGGGAAAAAGGTGTCCGAAGCATACTTCAAAAAGGTTTTAGATGGTGCGGTTGATGATGTAACCGCGTCAATGTCTGGCGGTAGAAACGAGAACCTGAACAAGGCGGCGTTCTCGATCGGGCGTCACGCCCACCTGTCGCCGGCAAACATAGACAGCGCAATTATGGCGCTGCACGCCGCAGCTAAGCAGGTCGGCCTCAACGACATCGAGATTAAGACGACTATAGGGTCAGGCTTTAAGCGCGGGGGCGAGAACCCCAAGGAGCTGGAAAGCTCAGACAGCATGCCGTACGTGGCCAGCGAACTTGACCGCTTGGTGACGCGTCTGGCTCAGAAGGAATTGATTGCACGCGACGACGAGACGCGCGCAGAGAAGATACGCAAGGCCAGTGATGCGTGGGATCGTGCAGTGCCGATCACGCGCGAGAACACAGACGCCGTGCGCCCAGCGCTGCTGTATCTGAACTCACGCGGCTTACGGGCGTCTACAGCGGACGGCGTGGCGAAGTTTAGCCCGAACGTATACGACGGGCCGGCGATCATCTTTGCCGCAACTACACCGGAAGGAGTAGTTGAGGGCATTCAGAGCGTCTTACTAACACCAGAGGGACGCAAGCGCGAAGTCAACGGCATCAGCAAATACTCGCGCGGCGTTATCGCCGGAAACGTAATGCAAATTGGCGCAGCGCAAGGCGATAAGCCGATATGCCTTGTTGAGGGGCCAGAGGATGCGCTGAGCGTCAGGCAGGCCGTGCGCGATGACGCAATCGTCGTGTGTACGTTTGGCAAGGCCGGCATGTCCACATACACGCCGCCACGGGCGTCCGATGTGACGATATGTGCAGATCCGGACCTCGACGTTGATAAGTGCTCGGATGTGCTACAGGGTGACGGCTCGACGGCAGTGCATGTGGTGCGGTTCGACATGCTTGGCATTGAGAACGTCAAGGATGCCAACGACTATCTACGTGAGGCAGGCGAGGACAAGCTGCGCGAGGCACTTGCCAGCGCAAAGCCGGTGTCCGTCGTTGTGCAGGAGAAAATGGAGAGCGAGCGCCAGTGGCCAACTGCGTTCGTGCCGATCGATCCAGAAAAGATACCGAAGCGCCGCTGGGTGTATGACACGGCGTATATACGTTCGTATGTCTCTGTGTTGGCGTCTCAGGGCGGAGTGGGCAAGACCAGCCTGCAAATTGTAGAGGCTCTGGCGATTTGCACGGGCCGAGACTTGCTTGGCGAGCCGGTACATGAGCGCACAAACGTGTGGCTGATCAACTTAGAAGATCCGATGGAGGAGGCCCAGCGCCGCATCGCAGCCGCAATGAAGTATTACAACATCAAGCCGCAGGACATCGAGGGCCGCCTGTTCGTGGATGCTGGGCGCGATGTGCAGATCAAGTTTGCGATACAGAACCGTGAC